ATTGCGCAACTGCGTGGGGCGCAAGAAGCCTCGCAAATGAATGCGCTGAAGATGCAAGAGTATCAGCGCGGTATGCAACAGCGCAATGCGTTGGCAACCATCCATGCCGATCCAAACGTAAAAGTAGGCTCCCCAGAATATTTGGCCCGCGTTCAACAAGACGCGCCGGATTTGTATGGGGACGTGGCTACCCGCGTTCAACAACGCGCGGAGCTAGAAGAAAAAGTAGAGGAGCGCAAGTTTAAAAACTTTGAGCGCAAGTTTGGTTTGTTTAAGTCAATCGTACCTAACATTGATTCCGAAGGCGGCGTTTACCAGTACATTCAAGCCGCGTACAACGACCCAGACTTAAAACCTGTTCTTGAAAAAATTCAGCCGCTTGAGGCTGCATTGGAAAGTAATGTAAGTGCGTTTTACAGAAACCCAGACGAATGGCGTATGCGTTCTAGTGGCGTATCCGCAGAAAAAATGGCTGAGATTGCTCGTGAGAAGTCTAAGCCAGTAGTTGTATCGCCTGGCGGTACGTTAGTGTCGCCTACTGGTGAAGCATTGTTTACCGCGCCAAAAGAGTTTTCGCCGTCGGAAATGCAGAAAAACTACGCTGCTGCTAAAGAAGATGGGTTTAAAGGCACTTTTGCTGAATTCGTTGACCAATCGCGCGAGTCTGAAACAGAACGTGAATATCGTCGGGCAAAAGCTGCGGGGTATACGGGTTCTTTCTTAGACTTTAAAAAACAGGTAGCCGTAGCAAATAAGGTAGTGGTTAATGCGCCAGCGCCCGTTACGCCCGTCACTGTAGTTGACCCTAAAGACCCGACTAAAACCGTGGTGCTTGATGCTAGAACTGGACGCGCGATAGGCCAAGGCGTAAAAGAGCCCGTAGGTGTACAACTGTCGGCTAAAGAAAAGCAAGCGCGCGAAGCAAAATATCCACAAGCAACATCAGCAATTAAAACATTTGAGACTAAGTCGGAATCGTTAGCCAAAGATTTGGAAAAATTGGCTAACCATCCCGGTTTGTCGGGCATTTCAGGCCTTGTTTACGGACGCACGCCAGGCGTTACTAGAGACGCGCGGGCGGCGTTGGAGCTGTACAACTCAATCATTGCGCGCGGCGGTTTTGCCGAACTGCAAGCCATGCGCGCGTCGTCGCCGACCGGCGGCGCGTTGGGCAACGTGTCAAACCAAGAAGGCCAATATTTGCGTGATGCGTTTGCTGCAATTGGCCGCGTGCAAGATAAAGAGGATTTGGCAAAAGCACTTAAAGATGCCGCCGAATCAGTTCGCGGCGCCAAACAACGTACCCGCGAAGCGTATGACATGACGTACGAATATAAAACTGGCGGAGCTACAAACGCCCCAGATCCGCTAGGAATTCGATAATGGCCACGCTTGCTGAAATCCGCACGCAATACCCGCAATATGCTGACATGTCAGACGCAGCGTTGGCGGATGCGTTGCACAAAAAGTTTTACTCCGATATACCGCGCGAGGAATTTAACGTCAAGATTGGTTTGTCTGGAACTCCCGCGCCTGCGCCAGCGCCCGCCCCTGCAGCGGCTTCGAGCGAAGTGCCCGGCCCCCGCCAAGAAAGCGCAGCGTCGTACTATGGCCGCGCAATGGTGGCGCCGTATGCTGGGTTTAAACGAGGGCTTCAGGACATTACGGATACCGCTGCGCTATTGCTCTCAAAAGGCGTAGATAAGGTAACCGGTACTGACAACGCATCTAAAGCCGTCCAAGCCGAAATTGACCGTCAGAAAGCGGCGTATGAACAAGAATACGGCGAGTTTGGCAGTGGTGATGTAGGTCGTTTTGCTGGTGGCGCGTTCGGCACCGCCCCTGTAGGCAGCGTAATAGCCGCACCAGTTAAAAAAGGGATTGAGATGGCGCCTTCATTGGCTCGCTATCTAACGCCTTTAGTTACGTCTTTGGAGACGGGCGGGTTTAAAACCGGCCTAGACGCGGGGCTTAAATCTTCCGCTGTTAAGGCTGTTGGTGGCGGCGCTACAGGCGCGGCATCTGCTGCGGCGATAAATCCCGAAGACACAGCCGCAGGCGGAACCATTGGCGCGCTGTTGCCTTCCGTTGTTATGCCTGTCGCGGGAAAAGTTCTTGATTACGGTCGCAAACTAGCCGACCTAAAAGGCGCTAACTATCTCGAAGCAGTAGAAGGTAAAGGCCGCGAGATTATTAACTTACTGCGGTCGGACGCCGCGCGGATAGTCCCTGGTAGCGCGCCCACCGCAGGCGAAGTAGCTGCGCCAGCAGGCAGCACTAGGTTTTCTGCTATGCAAGCTAACCTAGCCAAACGGCCTGAGGTAGCGACTGCATACGCCGAAAGTGCCGCGCAAACCAACGCTGCTCGCCTAGCGCAAGAAGAGCGGGTTAAATCTTTGCGAGAAGGCGCGTTCAAAAAAGTACTGGATAAAATTGATAGCGCGTTGACTAACGTCAGCCAACGCGAAACCGGTGAGGCATTGCTGAAGGCAGCAAAAGCCGAACAAAAATTAGTCAAAACGAGCGTTATCGAGCCAGCGTATAACGCCGCATATAAAGCTGCGGGCGACTCTAAGATAGATGTGTCTGGCGTAGTCAAAACCGCCGAAAACATCTTAGAGCGAAAGCTGTCGGACTTTGCGCCAGAAACAGCGCCTAACACGGTGCGTAAGTTGTTGGCGCTTAAGCCCAAAGGTGAGCCTGAAGCAGCGTTAGGCAAAGGTAAGATTTCATCCAAAATAACTAAGCCGGCGTCAGAAGCCACGGCGCCTGCCGAAGCTACGTTGCAGCAGCTCGACGACATCAGAAAAGCCATTAACGCTGACATACAAGCCGCTAAAACTTCGCAAACGCCCTCTTCCGACATGACTCTGCGCAACTTGTACAAGTTGCATGAGGCTATTGACGACGCGATCGGCAAGAGCGGTAATCTGTCGGACGAGGCAAAAACGCTGTACGCCAAAGCGGTGCAGACCTACCGTACTGAATACGTGCCACGTTTTAAGACCGGCATGAATGCCAATCTGTTTAAGCAGACTTCGTTAAACGAGCCAAAGATTATGGCCGACGACGTAGTAGGCAAGTATTTTCAGCCTAAAGGCGAGCGCGAAGCCGAACAGTTTATTACGATGTTTGGCAAAGATCCTAATGCGCTCAAAGTAGCCAAGGCCGGCATAGAAGACCTTTACCGTCAAAGAGTGGTAGATGCTGCGACAGGTCGCGTAAACATGACTAAGCACGCCGCGTTTATGAAAGACTACGCGCGGCCAATAGCGCTTATGGACGACGCCGGCATGGGGTTGCGTAAAGGTTTCGACGCCATCGGCGCAGACGCCGCGCGGCTGGCGCGCATTCAAGAGTTGATCGATAAGACAGGCAATAAGCTGCGGCCACCGCTCCCACCAGGCTCTAACGCTATGCTGGTGGAAAAGCGCATTGCTGAGATAACCAAAAATTTATCTCCAGAACAACTGCGCGCAGTTAACGCTGTGCGGAATGATTTGGCTCGCGAGGCACAATACGTTAGATTGGCTCAGTTGGGCGGCGCGGGCGATCAAGGAACAGCTGTTGCCACCAAAGCCGCCGCCGAAGGGGGCTTGCCGGCGCCCAGTTTGCTTAGCGTGCCGCTTACCATATTTAATAATGCGGTTAAACGCTTAACATTAAAAATGGACGATAAACTTGCGCTAGAAATTGCTCGCGAGTTAACTAGCCCGGCGTTGGCGGCGCAGTCTATAGAAAAGGCAATCAACCGCCGCTTTGGGCAAGAAGTAACGGATGAGATGTTACAACGCGGCGCACCTTTTATAGCGCGGGGGGCAGCTCAAGCGCCTGCAAACCGAAACGAATTAAGGAGATGATTAGTGGACTCGCAAGTGCTTTTCAATATCGCAGTCGCGATTGCCGGATTTTTTGGCGGCTGGGTATTGAACAACATCCACCGATCGATCGACCGGCTAGACACGGACGTGCGCGCCATGCCGCACACCTACGTTACCCGCGAAGACTATAAGGACGACATCCGCGACATCCGCGAAATGCTAGGTAAGATTTTTGATCGGTTGGATCACAAGCAGGACAAATAAGGAGGTAGCTATGAAACAGTACGTCTTAGCCCGTGCTAAAGAGCCGTCCACTTGGCGTGGCGTGTTGCTGTTCTTGACCGCGATGGGCGTGCCGATCGCGCCTGCCTTGGCTGATCATATCGTCACCGTTGGTTTGGCGCTCGCCGGTATCGTCGGGATGGTCACCAAGGGATGATCAACTCCCGCAGTTTGGGTGACCTGCTGCCGCCCGTGCAGCAGCGCGTCGTTCGGTTTTTAAGCCTTGCCAAAGAGGCTGGCATCGACTTGATCGTCACCAGCACCTACCGCGACGCTGCCAGCCAAGAAGCACTGTACGCACAAGGCCGCACCAAGCCTGGCAGGATCGTCACCAACGCCAAAGCGGGGCAGAGCTGGCACAACTGGCGCTGCGCCGTCGACGTGGTGCCGGTGCGCAACGGCAAGCCGGTGTGGGATGCGAAAGATCCGATCTGGCAAACCGTGGGTCAGTTAGGCAAACAAGCGGGGCTAGAATGGGCCGGTGACTGGAAGCGGTTCAAAGAGTTTCCGCACTTCCAATACGCCGGCGGGTTAACACTAGCGCAACTGCAGGCAGGCGCTAAGATTGCGTAGCCGAACGGCGTAGCCGCTGGCAGATAACATGCGCGCGGGTCGTCATAACGACCGTCGTGTCACGCGCGCCACATTCAAGCGGCGACGGCCCTTTGGGCTCGGGCAAGCCAATGGCAAGAAAAGTAAACGTGGCCACCGCGATGGCCGCGTAGTACACCACCACAAGGTCTTTCATATCCGTAGCAGCCTCCCAAGCAGTTTGGTGATCGGCGACGCCTCATACGGCTCAATGCCTAGCATCACGTCCTGCACGAACCGCTCCTCGGGCGTCGCAGGCTTCTGGTAGAACTGCGGCGTGTAATGCGAACCGATCTTAGGGGGTTCTTCTTTGATAAAGTAACCATCACGAAGCATCGTCTTTCCTCCTATCTTCATTTGCACGGCGTGCGTTAACTGCTTTCTTTTTTATTAACGCTGCCTCTTCCTTAGTATAAACAGGTTCTGCGCCATTGGCCGTTGCTTTTAGCCACACCTCGGCGGTGTAGGCGCCTGCCCCGCACGCCTTGCACTTGCGCTGGCGTCGCAGGCCGCCGGCCATCTTGATGACGTTGACGACGTAGGTACGTTCGCTGCACTGCATACATTTCATGGTCGTACCGCCTTGGCCATGATCTCGATCCGCTCCCGCGCGTCACGCAGGGCGCAGTAGCGCTGGTGCAGGCGCTGCAGGATCGAGCTGCGGCGCTCGTTCAAGGACTCGTGTGTCAGCATCGCGAACACCTCCTCCTCGGTCATGGTGGGCAGTTTGTCATTTAGACTGCGCCAGCTTAGCTTTTTCATGTTCTACCTTTGATTCAATTTCAGCTACTTTGGTCATCGCACGCTGGAAGGCGTTGGCGATCTGGTTGTACTCTTTCATGCGCTGACGCTCTTCTGTCTGCGCAGCCTTTAGTTTGGCTTTCCAATAATCAATTCTTTTCACGTTGTTCGGCCTCCAGTTCGCGCAGGTCGTTGGCAACATCCGACACGCCATGCCAGTCGTTGCGGGCGATCATCACATGCAGGTAGTCGATCAGAATCTCGCGCTGTGTTTCATATTTGGTAAAGTCAGTCATTTTAGTGCCTCCATTGCTATATCTGAGATTGCTCGTTTGTCGTGCAGGGCGGCCCAGATTTT